CTAAACAGAATGTTCGAAGAATGCGAAGATCAAAGAGACATGACTGTACGTTTGGCGGAGCTATTAAAAACCAAGAGTGAAGAGTACAATCAATGTGAAAAACGAATGGAATCTTTAATTATGCGTTTAAATGGCGACAGAAAAGAAAGAATCAAAAACCAGCATAAAAACAATGCATCTATTTTATCTTTGGTAAAGTTATTTCAAAGCGAGCAAGGCAGGAAGAGGATGGTGGCAATGGCGGAAAAACAAAAATTAATTGTATCTAGCGATGCCGAAAGGTTGGAAGACATGGAATCCTGGAAAGCTAGGGTTCTAGGCATATCGAAAGACGAAGCAATATGAACGAACTCAATTATCTCGAAGGAATGTCTAGTAGCCTTGGTCCTAGGTACTACACGCTTAATGTAGCTCTAAGCGTTTTTAGGCATACGCACGGGCGCTCTATCGTGCAGTCTGGTTGCTCTCCCTTACCTGGGGCTCATGATAACACTTATTTAGTTAAGATAATATGCAAAACTCTAAAAAAGAATAAAAATATAAAATATCATATATTTGATGAAAATGTAAAATATGATTCATATAATTATTCGGCACCCTTGGCTCAATCGGTAATTCGCGATACACTAAGGAGCGATCAATACGATAGGGGATTTGTATATGAGACTGAAGATAATACACAATCCCTAAAAGAGTTTAAAGATAGAGTGGATTTACTTATACTAAATGAAAACAACTATCCTACAAAAGAATTAATTAAAAAAGCAGGAATAAAGGAAAATTATTTAAAAGCATTGGAAATATTAAATGCATTCGAAGATAAGGATTTAAGAAGGTACAGTGATATAATTAACCCTAGTCAGGAACGCCAACTTGAGCAGTACATGAACATCAAGAGAAATCTCCACCATAATAGCATCGTGCTGTTAGAAGGCGCGGATTTGCCGGGCGGCGGCCAAACTCGTCTTGTTGCAAAGCAATTAGCGGAGGATGGATTTATTTGTTTGTTGAATTCAAAGCAGTCGGTATGGATAAAAAGGTAACGGTTGATCAGGTTTCGTGTTTAGTATGTGAGAAGACTTTCAATAGCGAAAAGTCTCTTCACGCCCATGTGAAGGCTCATAAGATAAATCTGGCTGAATATTATACGACTTTTTACCCTAGGAAAAGTTTATTAACTGGGGAGCCTCTTCCCTTCAAGGACAAAGGTCATTATTTTTGTTCTTATTTTAGGGATATGGTTGAGCTTGAGGAGTGGTGCGAAACAGCACCACTGGAAAAAACCCAAGAAATATTATTAAAATTATTATCTAATAGAATAAAGGATAAAAATTTACAATATGCGCCGAATCATTTGGAATTGCAATTAAATGATCTACCCTCATTGAATTTGTATAAGAAGTTCTTTAAATCTTATGGAGAGGCCTGCCGGAGGCTTGAAGTTGAACCTTTATTTTCTAAAAAATTAAATAAACAATTTTTCTTACCGGACCAAAAATTAGAAAGTCTAAAAATCCTAATAGACACTAGGGAGCAGAAGCCTTTAAAAATTCAAAATTCGAGTCTTCATAAATTGGACTTCGGTGATTATACTGCGTCTGGAGAACATTATAACAATACTTACATAGATCGGAAAAGTGAAACGGACTTTAAGTCCACCTTGAGTATGGGACTAAGCAGATTCAAGAAAGAGCTTCAAAGAGCTCGCGATTTCGATTCTTTCTTATATGTCTTGGTTGAATCCTCAATTGCCGAAATAATTAAAAACAACAGCTTCTCGCCGCATAAGTCAAACTTATCTTTCGTGTGGCATAACATGAGAGAGCTTACGCATGAATTTGCGAGGACTTGTCAGTTTATATTCTCAGGTGGACGTAAGCAGTCTGAAAAAATCATACCGATCTTGCTATTAGCTGGGCCTGAATTGTGGAATTCGGACATACAGTACTACATAGATAATGGGGAGGTGTCTCTGTAATTATGTCTTGGGAAAGCGGAAATCAAAGAAGGGTTAAGAAGCCGTATAAGATTAACGAACTCCTAATGGAGAAAGAGGGATTTCTTGAGGAAAGAGAAGCTAAGATTCTACTTTACGAGTTCCTATGGGAAAACACTACGTTTGCAACTAATCTTCTTGCGGGTATAGAATTATTCCCCTTTCAACATATGGCTGTAAAGGCCATGTTCGAGAGTGATTATTTCTTAGGGATATGGTCTCGAGGCATGTCGAAATCGTGGACTACTGGAGTGTTTGCTATTATGGACGCCATAATGAATCAGGGTGTGGAGATAGGTATATTGTCAAAGTCGTTCAGGCAAGCTAAGATGATTTTTAAAAAAATAGAGGATATCGCTGCGAAGCCCGAGGCTGAATATTTATCTCAATGTATAACTAAAGTTTCAAAGGCGAACGACGAATGGGTGATGCAAATCGGAACTAGTTCCATAAGGGCTTTGCCTCTTGGAGACGGGTCTAAGTTGCGCGGTTTCAGATTTCATAGGATTATTATCGATGAGATGCTCCTAATGCCTGAAAGGATTTATAACGAAGTAATAGTGCCGTTCCTGTCTGTAGTGCAAAATCCAAAAGAGAGGGAAACCTTATACAATCTAGAAACAAAACTCATAGAGAGTGGGAATATGAAAGAAGAGGAGCGTCATATTTGGCCAAACAATAAATTGATAATGCTCTCTTCTGCGAGTTATAAATTTGAGTATCTGTACAAGCTGTATGAAAACTTCGAGCATTTAATCAACTCTGGAGGAGGAAATAGCAAGACAACGAACGCTTCTAGAACTATTATGCATTTCTCTTATGACTGCGCCCCAAAGCAGCTTTATGATCAAAACCTAATAGAGCAAGCTAAGTCAACAATGAGTCAAAGTCAGTACGATAGAGAGTTTGGAGCTATATTTACTGATGACAGCTCAGGATACTTTAAGATATCAAAAATGAGAGATTGTAGCGTGGAAGATGGGATGAATCCATGTATTGAAGTTAAGGGTGATCCTCATAGCAAGTATATATTATCTTTCGATCCTAGCTGGGCTGAGAGTGAGAGTTCGGACGATTTTGCCATGCAGATTATTAAACTGGACAATGACAAATCTAAAAATTCTCTTAGAGGTACTCTAGTTCATGTTTACGCTGTGGCTGGAGGAAGGCTGAGAGATCATATTAATTATTTTATTTATTTATTAACTAATTTTAATGTTGTTTGTATTGTTGGGGATTATAATGGTGGAGTGCAATTCTTTAATGCTGTAAAGGAAAGTTCTAAATTTAAGAGTAGCGACATAAAGATAAATTTAATAGAAACGGAATTTGACAATTTAGAGGATTATCAGAAATCGCTTAGGCTTGCGAAGCAGGAGTTTTCAGCGGAAGGAGTACCCTGCTGCCTCAGGAAGCCCACTTCAGCGTGGATAAGGAGAGCTAACGAACTACTGCAGGCCAGCTTTGATCACAAAAGGATATGGTTTGCTGGAAGAGCTATTGACGACAACTATCAATCTCAGAGAAAGAAAAAAATACCCATTAACCAATTGAAATTCTTAAGCTCTTGCGAGGAGGAAGATCAATCAGAGGGAGCTAAGATGATCGATTTCGTTGAGCATCAATACGAAATGATGAATTACACCAAGAGTCAGTGCGCTCTAATAGAAGTTAAGACGTCGCCACAAGGCACGCAAACCTTTGATTTGCCTCTAACACTAAAAAGAACTACGGGACCGGGAAAAGCCAGGAAGGATTGCTATTCAGCATTAATTCTTGGAAATTGGATGATTAAAATTTATTATGATATTACAGAGTTTAAACAAGAACAGGTTAATTCATTCGTTCCAATGTTTATAAAGTGACTTTAAACGACTTACGAAACACACATAAAACAATGCCTGAAAGTTACTTTTTAACTTTTTTGGTGTAAGATTCTGTCAGATGATTGATAAAAAAAGAAAATATAATAAGAAGTCCGAATATTGGGATAAATTTAACAAGCCCCAACAAATGAACGTTTCTAACGCCTCAGGACAAATAGAGCCTGTAATGTGCGGGGAAAACTTTTACGTAAGCTCGGCTCAAGCAGCTTGTTCAACAACGGGATCTTCAAGAACGTCTGGAGAATCAACATCGGGAAGAAGGCGGAATAGGGCTGCTCTAGACAAGAAGGAGTATAGATTTTCTAATATCGCCGAAGGCATGTTGCCCTATTCGATAAGCAGCGATGGAATTGACGTTAAGGAAGGTATAGAGCTTTGTCAGAAGGCCTACGCCAACGTTTCTATTTTCAGGAACGCCATAGATGTGATGTCTGAATTCTCAAACTCGGAAATATTCCTAGAAGGGGGAAGCGCAAGCTCAAGGGAATTCCTTAGCAAGTGGTTTGAGAAAATGGAACTATGGAAATTGAAAGATCAATACTTTAGGGAATACTTTAGAAGTGGAAATGTTTTTCTGTACAGGGTTGATGGGAAATTCACTAGGGACGACTTCAAGAAATTGAATAAAGTGTACGGAACAAAAAATTACCTGAAGCCTGGAAAGATTCCGGTAAGGTATATCTTGCTGAATCCATACGACATGGTGTCCACAAGGAGCACCTCATTTGACAGAGGTGTTTACAAGAAAGTTTTATCTGAATACGAGATAGATAAGTTAAGAAATCCTAAGACCGAGGAGGATAAACATGTATTCAAATCGCTCCCAGCAGAGGTTAAGAGAGCCTTAAAGGAGGGGTCTCACAATATCGACGGATTGCAGGTCGAGCTTGATTCGGAAAAATTAATATACTCTTTCTACAAAAAACAAGACTACGAACCTTTCGCCATTCCATTTGGTTATTCCGTGCTGGAAGATATCAATTGGAAGATGGAGTTGAAGAAAATAGATCAGGCTGTCAGCAGAACTATCGAAAACGTAGTATTATTAATAACTATGGGCGCGGAACCCGAGAAGGGTGGAATTAACCCTCATAGCTTATCTGCAATGCAATGCCTTTTTCAGAATGAAAGCGTTGGAAGAGTTTTGGTTAGTGATTATACCACTAAAGCGGAATTCATTATTCCCGACATTAATAGAATTTTAGGTCCAGACAAATACGAAATCGTAAACCAAGACATAAGAGAGGGTTTGCAGAATATAATAGTAGGAAAGGAAAACTACTCAAGCACCCAAATTAAAGCTCAAATATTTTTAGAGAGATTAAAAGAGGCTCGCAACGCATTTTTAAATGACTTTTTGTTGCCTCAAATTAAGTTAGTGTGCCGTTCTATGGGATTCAGGAAATATCCGACTCCTAAATTCCAGGAAGTTGATATTAGGGATGAAGTTCAATTCCAGAGAGTAGTTACTAGATTACTAGAGATTGGAATAATTTCTCCAGAACAAGGTGTTCAGGCTATAAGAACTGGATTATTTCCTCATCCTGATTCACTTTCAGAAGCTCAGAAGAAATATAGCGAAGAACGTCAGGATGGATTTTACAATCCATTAATCGGGGGAGTTCCAATGATGGAGGATCCAAACGCAAGTCAACCTCAAGCGCAAAAAACGAATGCTCCAAAAGAGGCGGGCAGGCCAACTGGGGCAACTGCCAGCGAACTTTATTCAAGAAAGGATTTGCAATCTACTATATATGATGTAGAAAAGCTGAGAACCAGCATAGCTAAATCTATAAGAAAGAAGTTTTCCATAAAAAGCTTAAGTGAAGATCAAAACAACATGACAGACAAGCTGCTTGAAGCTGTCGTCGTGTCAAGCGAAAAAGACGATTGGATCTCGGAGGCTGAAGCGTGCATAAAAGACATTGAAAAAATGGAAAGACTAACTCCACTTGGCGAGGTTCTTGAAATTTCCGCAAAGCATGAGCTGGCCGACTATCCTTCTGCGATACTTTATCACAGTAAAGAATTCGACAAAAAGTAAGATCTTTAGTTTTTTTGTGTAATGTATAATTACATATGAAATTTAAATACAAGACTTCTTTTTGTAACGAAATTAAAGCTTCTTCTGAAAACTTGCACGATTCTGAATTTTATTCAAAAGCCTCACTAGAAGGTTTGAAGAATTTAGTTTCGGAGGAAATTGACTTCGAAAGAAATATAGACTTAATGGGAGTAGCATTTAATGCGGCCATAGTCAATAGATTTAATAAAAACGATGATGGTATAGATACTAATACCGCATTAGCCATAAAGGACTATTTTGTTCATAAGCCGGCGAACATAGAACATAACAAATCAAATATCGTCGGACATATAATATCTTCAGGATTTTCAAATATTCATAATGACGAATTAATGGAAGAAGTAAATGGAGAAAATCTCGCTCCATTTAATCTATGCTTGGGAGCTGTAGTTTATTCTGCAGCTAATAGGGAATTCGCTAATTTAGTAATGGATTCAGTTGATCCTGAGAACGAAGAGCATTATATGTCGGTATCGGCAAGTTGGGAATTAGGCTTTAATGATTACGTAATTGCGGTTGGAAGTAGAGATTTAAATCAGGCCGATGTAGTTAGTGATCCCAACCAAATAGAAGAATTATCAGAATACTTAAAAGCTTTTGACGGAGAAGGAGAACTAAAAGACGGTACTCCAGTTTACCGATTAGTAGTTGGAGAAGTTTACCCACTAGGAATCGGGTTCACTGCCAATCCAGCGGCTGAAGTAAAGGGAGTCTATCTGCATGAATCGAAAAAAAAAGTAATCGCAGAAGCGGACGATGAAGACGACTATGTGGAGAAAATAGAAGTTGAAAATAAAAATTATTTTAAAAAATATAAAAAAAATATTTCACAAAACGAAATTTTAACTGTAAAACAATCTATTAACAATATTTCAATTATGGAAAAAGAAAACTTACTCGAAGATATTAAAGCTCTTCTCGAAGAAAAAATGCCTAAGCATGATTTCAATCAAGAGACAGTTGCTAATATTGGTCGTGTCATTGGAGACGCAATAAAATCCAAGAGCGAACAGTATGAACAGGAAGTGAAGTCCATGGAAGAAGAAAAGGTTCGGATTGCCGAGGCTGAAGTTCAAATGACGCAAGACATTGCCGAATTGAAGGACAAGCTAGAATCAGCCGAATCTCAAGTATCTTCTTTAAGTGACGACATCCAAGCTCGCGAAAGCGAAGAAAAATTTAACGCTCGTATGGAACAGGTTGACGCCTCTTACGAACTTGGAGAAGAAGACCGCAAGGTTCTCGCCTCTGAAGTTCAGGAGTTAGCCCTTGAAGACGAAGCTTTTGACGCTTATTCCGAAAAGCTCGCAGTAATGTGGGCCCACAAGAATAAGGAGTACCTCGCCAAACAGGACGAGTTATTCAAGGAAAAAGTTGAAGCTGAAATTTCCAAACGACTAGAAGGTCTTGAAACTGCCAAGGCTTCCAATCAAGTTGCAACTACCGAATCCACTGAGGAAAAGGAAGAAGCCGCTGAGGAAGTTCTTGAAAAAGCCGAGGCCGAAGAAGTTGTGATTGTGAATAACAATAGCGACACTGTCACTGAAGAACCTTCGCTCCGCGAAAGGTTTTCTCAAGTCTTTTCAAAAGAAAATTTAAATATTAAATTCTAAAAACAAAATATCATGCATAAATTATTACCATTTAGACAATACGACGAAAAGGATGTTTTCAACCTTTTCTCTTTAGATCTTACAGCTAACGCATCGTTGCCGTTGTTAGTCCCCAAGGGATTAGACACTGGCAACTTGAACGCTGCTAATTGGAGTGGAACCGGCGTAGGGATCGGAGCGGCGAACGCTGGCCTTGGCGGGGATGAACCCAACAGTACCGGAACAAGCAAAGCTTACCTCGGAGCCATTGGCGCCGGAGATCAAGGTTTCGCCTTGACGGAGGGAGCAATTTACCCGAACGCAGGCGGGAAAGTTTTGGCGACGGCTTTAGCAGACGACACCGATTTCTTCGGTATTACTCTGAGAGCCACGTTGGCATACGACGAGAATGGCGAAAAGCTTCTCTATTATCAAGAGAAGTTGGACGAACTTCAATGTGTTCTTCCTGAGCAGCCGGTTCCGGTTGCGACTCGTGGATTTTTCACGCTGACAGTAGGCACTGCCGCTTCGGGAGCTGCTATTGACGCTGCAACTGCCGGAGAAGGAATAACTACTGCCGCCGACGGACAGTTTACTGCCGGTAACGCAGCATTGGGAGATGTTGGACTTATTCTAGCCACAGGAAAGAATGGTGGTAACACTGTTGCCATGGTTCAAATCTCACCTCGCTAACCATAAAGGAAATTAAAATAATGAATATTACTTTAAAACGAACTGACGAACAAGTCGAGCTTATTAAAGCTATGGCTTCAAAGAATCGCAATGTCGCTTATGAGGCTCAAGCAGCCGCAGCTGAGTTTATTGGCCCCGTACTTTCGGAAGTCATGAACAATGCTCCTTCATTAAGCAACTTGTTTACGAGTTTCTCCTTTGACGAGGACGACAATGCTTCATTGCCCCTTGACTTATATTACGACGTAACCGATTCCGATTACCTCGAAGTCTGGAGTCAATCTGTTGCTGGAGGTCTTCCTTCCAACGCAATTACCCCAACGCATAGTGAGCTGAAGTTTGCTACGTATCGTTTGGAAACGGCTGTCGATTTTGATCGTCGTTATGCCGCACGTTCGCGTTTGGACGTTATCAGCAAGACCTTTTCTAGGGTCGCTCAAGAACTCTTGATCAAGCAGGAAACTACTTCCGCTAATCTTGTGTTGGGTGTTCTTGGAGCTGCTATGACTAACGCCACGTCTCACGTTGTGGCATCCGCTAACAAGGGTCAGTTTATTCTGGCTGACGTTAATAGTCTTATGACTAGAGCTAAGAGAATTAACACTGCATGGAACAAGGGAACTCCGGTTTCTGCAACCAAAGGTGTTACTGATTTGCTCGTGTCTCCCGAGATTATGGGTGAAGTTCGTGCGATGGCTTACAATCCGTTGAACTCACGCCTTGGTGGCGGTGGGGGAGCTGTATCTGTAGGTGCCGGTGAAGCCATTAATATTCCAGGTGGCGTTGTTGCCGGCACGGAATCCTTCCGTGACGCGTTGTACAACAATGCTGGAGCTACTGAGCTTTATGGAATCGCAATTACTGAGCTCAACGAGCTTGGTGTTGACCAAAGGTTCAATGAGGTCTACAAGGCTCAGGTTAGTGGCAATACTGGTGGTGACGTTGGTCACGATGCCGGTGCTGCAGGCACATTCGATGAAACTGCCGCCACAGGCAATGAAATCGTTATTGGTATCGACCGTGGTCGCGATTCGCTTATGCGAGCCGTATCCGTTGCGGGCGATTCTAATTCCGAACTCCGTCTTATTGCTGACGATCAGTATTCTGTTCGTCAAAACAAGATCGGATACTACGGAGTGATTGAAGAAGGCCGTGTGGTTCTCGACTCTCGCGCAGTTACAGGTATTGCTGTTTAATTTAAAACAACATATATTGAGTTTAAAAAAATCCACCTTCGGGTGGATTTTTTTATTCCCAAATTTATGATATTGGTGTAATCATAACCATATTATATCATGAAAAGTAAGCAAACTAAAGCTAAAACATCAAAAGCAAGTAAACCTAAAAAAGCCATTGCCTCTAGAAGGCAGAGTAAGAGTCAAGACAAACTGGACAAGATTCAAGTCCTCGACGGAAAAGTAAACGAGAAAGAGGAATTGACAAGTCTGGAAGAGATACTCAATCCTGGAGGGATGTTTAATCCGTTCAAAGTAAGCACCGATGCGGAGCTGGACACCAAGATTGGGGACATGTCCCTTCCTGAGTTGCAGTCCTTGGCTGTTGAAACTGGCGTATTTCCTTCTGGTAACAGAACTACCCTAAAAAACAAACTAAAAAGAGAGTTCAAGAGTAGGACGCACGGAAAGGGAAAGATCATGACCAGGCCCAGAAGTGCAGGCTTGAGCGGAATGACTCCAGAGCAACAAAAGCTCTTTAAGACTATTTAGATTCAATTACATGGGTCAGATTGATGATATTGCGTCCAATATATACGTAACCGAGTTCAACGACGAAGCGGACGCTTCAGCCATCACCCAAAAGAAAACCGAAATAGCGGCTTGGCTAGAGACTAATATTGGACAGTTAAATATTTTAATCAACACTGGGTTCAGGATTGATTCAAGTAATAACGTTTGCCCGGTATTAAAGGACGAAGAGATCGCGATCTTTATACAGCTTTATTTAAAAGCTTTCTATAAAAGAACGGCGAGGGTAGCGTTAAAGACTGCTTCGTCTTCAAATTCTTCCTCTAGTTCCAGCGGAGATCCGACCCTACTCACTTCAGACTGGACCGAGTTAAGGGAGGGTGATTCAGTAATAAAGAGAACTGCTCAAGTGGCTTCCCCTCAAGAACAGGTGAAAGTCGCGAATGCTTACAGCGCTTATTCTGGAGAAGCCGACGTAAAGGCTATTGAATTGGTTCATGCGTATAATATGTATAGGTCTTCCCCTCGGCAAGTTGCAGGTAAGGACGCGGGCAGTAGTAGCACTTCAGAATGCTGTACTGATACGGTATGCACTCCTACGAGTACTGCTTACATGAGCGCCCAAGGCTCGTCCAATATTGAAGCTCAATAGTCATGGCGGATTTAATTCCAAGCGCAGACAAGGCAAAGTTTGAGAGCGTTTTTGATGATATACATGATACCTTTGCTAGAGATATTACAATATACAAGACGAGTAAAAAAACATTCGTAGCAACAAATAATACTTACAATGCCTTGTATTCAAGAATCAAGGACGAGAAGGGGACAAACAAGGAAGTCACCGGAACTGTAGTGAAGGCTAGAATTTCTTACTACAATGCTCAGGATAACGAAGACGCCATGAGTTATCAACTGGGAGTTAGAGCTCCCAGTGGAACAGTTAGAATAAAGGTTGACCTAATTGGGTTCAACTTAATAATGCAGGCTAAGGACTTAGAAATCGACGGCGATTTGTTTGACGTTATGTCGGACCCATCTAGGGTTGGTTTGTTTAGCGTAAAATACTTTGAAGTTTCTTTAAAAAGGAAAGATTAATGGCCACGGTAAACATGAAAGGCCTCACGGCAATTGCGAATAGGCAGGTTGGACCTATAGTTCACGGCATATTGAGAAAGAAAATACAGTCCGGGATAGATAGGGCGCAAAGAGAAATGCTCAATGAATTCGACAGTCATCCAGTAACCCAGGAAATCTCAGCTGGTCCTGGAGCTGACAATTCCAGCGGAACTTTAGGTGGGTATGGAGATTTATATTCATTTATTGGGTTTGAGCCGGGCATGGATCCCGTAGAAACCGTAAGGTCTTTACTGAGAAAGTCTTTAGTTATAAAAACAATTCCAGGGAATCATAAGTCATTAATTCAGAAATTTATAATAGAGTTGCCTACGAAAGATGCAATATTTGAGGCTAGTCCAATGCCTTGGGCTTCTGGGAGAAGTTGGGTGGAGGGAATAGAGAAAGGCATTGCTGGATTCGGCAAATATTTACAAAAGGAAAGCGATGCTAGTAGGTCGGGAGCGGGAATTCAAACTAAGAATCAAATTAGAAGTGGAAAATTTGAAAACACAAAATATCTAAGTTCAATCCTAAAACAGTTTGAAGTTAATCTAAAAAACTATATAAAATGAACGTAGGATACGACCATAAGTTATTGTCTAGTTTTTACCTATGGTTCGACGATAGGTTAAATTACTTCGCAGAAACTTACAAGACGGGGCAGAGCCATACTTTTCAGTATATTGATACCCATGACATACCTTCGAACTATATAGCTTATTACAGCCCCTACAGGCAGTTCGTGTGGGCTTCTGATAAAGTGGTCGTGCCTGACTACGTTACTATAGATGGAAGCACCGTATACGACAAAAATGGAATATACATAGATTACAGTAATGGTAGGGTACTTTTAAACACGGCTACGTTCGGCACAAGCCAAAGCAGGGTGATTACGGGAACGTTCCCGTATAAGACGGTAAACACTTATATAACGGACGAGACTGAAGAGAACGTTATAATGAACAGTGATTTTTTAATTTCCCCCATAAACCAGACGTTCTTACAGCAAAAGGGTGGGTTTACCGATAAGATTTATACAGTTCCCGCAGTATTCCTAACTCTGGGAGGTTCAAGCAATAAACCTTTTGCATTTGGCGGAATGGATGAAACCGTATCTACTCTAAGGGGAGTTGTAATAACTGAATCGAATTATACGCTTGACGGAATAATGTCCTTATTCAGAGATTCCACAAGAACTACATTTTCATTAATGGACTTTGAGGACTTTCCAATGGGTGAATTCAATCATATCAAAAGCCACCCGTATAAATATAAAACACTGGCTGATGCAGCCAGCTCATATTGCTTCATAGAGGACGCTAGGGTAGCAAAACTCACGGATAGAGTAAGAGAGAAGATAGCCCCCTCCAAGGATTACAAGGTGGGATTCATAGATTTTGAGATATCAAAGCCAAGAACACCCAGGCAGGAATTCCAAAGAGTTTAAATAAAAATTTCACATTTAGGAAGATTTACTGTAATAACATACATAACAACTTTAAATTCATAATATTATGGCTAGAGACAGAATTATATATCAAAGCGAATCTCTTTATACGAGTTTGATTAATCCAGACGGCAACGCTGCTGCTTTGATTAATACTACGGACTTTAAGGAGATCAATCGTGTTCAGGACATGAGCTACAACCTAGAGGTTACTCGTACTGACATCAATGAGTTTGGTCAACTTGCCGCTCTTTCGAGAGAGGTAACTGAACCGCCTACAGTTTCATTGGACTTTTCGTATTACCTCACGAACGGAATAGAGGAAAAAAACCTAGGGTTCGAAACGAATAACGATACAGCAATGCCGGTTACCACGGCGAATCCCTTCATGAAGAGCCTCCTGGATTCGACTGCCACTGGCAGCGGATTTAGTGCTGCAAACGCAGACGAGCTCAACTATTACATCGTAACGACCACGGAAGGTAATGACCTTCATGGGAAAACAGACTTGGAAAGCGCTAATCAAGGTTGTATTGCAATCGGAAATGGTTTTATTACAAGTTACGGAATAAGCGCGTCTGTTGGAGAATTGGCAACTGCCAGTGTTTCCGTAGAAGCTTCGAATATTGTATTTAAGAATAGTATTGCGAGCGGGATGGCTAACCCCGCAATTGACGTTAATTCTACAACTGGAGCGAAATTAGGCAGTGCAACCTCGGTTGACTTCACTAATGTTGCTTCCTCTACGGGCAGTACTGCTCACCAAGTTAATAGTAGTGAAGTTTTTGCTCTTCGTCCTGGTGACATTAGCATTGATTTTGATGCTGCTGGGTATTTTGCTAGTGCCGATGATGCCGGCGCTCTTCAACTTGGTGGTCCGGTACTTCCGGGCCAGGGAACTTCTGCGGGCAGCAAGACTCACATGCACGTACAAAGCGTATCTTTGGATCTTCCAATCAGCAGAACTCCACTTACTAAGCTTGGTAGTCACTTCCCGTTCGCGAGAAAGATTGACTTCCCGGTTACCGTAACCTTGTCTGTATCCGCATTAATGGCGGATATGGAGGACGGATCATTGGACACGTTGATTTGTACCGCCGAAGAGAAGCGTGACATCGCTTTAGTAATGAAGGATCGTTGCGGAAGCGGACAGGCTATGACTTGGGTACTTAGAAATGCAATTCTAGACTCCGAATCCTTCTCGGCCTCCATTGGCGACAACAAGAGCGTAGATCTTACGTTTAGTGGTCAAATCGGTGGAGCTAACGATAGCGACAACGGTGTGTTCTGCTTTACTAATATGACTTCGCCTCCGGCCGCGTATGAGGCTGGACCGTCCACGCCTACGAAGACAGGATAATAGTTTTAATACTACAAAGAGTTTCAAAAACCCTCCGATTTCACATCGGGGGGTTTTTTGTGTATTCATATATAAGGTTTAAGGTTAAAATTCAAAGGTATGAAATCAGAAAGAGAACTTCTGGAATTCCAGGTTTTGCGGAACATCACTAATTTATACAAGTCATTCTTGACATTAGTGGAGGATCTTAGTGAAGATCACCAAGATCAATTTAGTAAATTAAAAGAGGCTTTGCCCGAGCATGAGAAGTTGTTATCTCAAGCCGAGTACTTGGATGAAGCTCAATTAAATTACTTACGTAAAAAAATACTTGATTCTGGAAATGACGTAAGAAGAGAAATCTTTACTTGTATGGAAAACTTTGATATATACTTTAAAAAATAGTTAATTAAGTTATTATAATTTATATTAACGTTTTAAAACTAAAGGTAAAAGGTAAAAAATGAAATTAAAGGAAGATAAAATATTATACTCGTTCGAAATTAATCTCAAGAAAAAAGTTGAGGAAAAGGTCGAAAAGAAAAAAAAGAGAAAAAACAAGGAAACCGGAAAAATGGAAGTGGTTACTTCCCATGA